TGACACAAAGGGAATTGCAACTTGGTTTGAAGATGAGAACAGTTATTTTGATTTTTTCATTAATCCCCCCTCCTGCGGGACGGGGGAAATGACTGTCACCGCCGCTTCCGACGAAAATGTAGGAAGTATAATACTTAAGGATGAACCCAGAATTAACGGAACCACCTCCGGTTCTGTTTCTTTTGGTGTTCGTTTTCAACTATGCTGCAATGGTTAACACTGCAGCTTTTATGAGAATGAGCGCTATTAGAAGCGGAATTTCAATTGGCGATCGCCAGAGGGCGATGTGGACGATGGAATCTTTACCGCAACTTTTATATAAGTTGCCGTATGAAGACCAAATAGATTACCTGGATTTGGTATTTTTCCTGCAATCAGGATATTTTGTGGAGCAACCTCCGCAACAACCAGCTGCTCGTAGCAGAGCTGGTAGGAGCATGCGAAACGCGCGCTATTGGACGGAGCGCGCTTTCAAGTGTCTCGATGGATCATTCCTCACCGCCGAGAAGAGCCACAACATTTGGCTAAATCTGAACGCTTGTGTTTGCTACAAGAAGCATAACGCAGAGTCTTACAAAATCGTTAAGAGCATGGAGCAAAAGGCTTTTGACCGGTATAAGCACTTTCCAAAGCGTTTCAATGAAGTTTTGCAATGTGCTCTCAATGGAGAGTCTGTTGCGAACTTGGAGATTATTGCGATGCGTCCCCCGATTTCAATGGTTCCCTCTCCCCGAGAACGGCACACTACCGTTTTTCCTAGGACCATTTTGAAGAGGCAACAGGCGTCTTCCAATCTGATCGCCGATTTGCCGCTAGAGATGAGATTCTTTTTGGACACCGATCCTAGTCCTTACCATTCTGATCTTCCATATATTACCGATCTTGTTCAGCAGAGTAAGGAGACCGGAAAGAAGAAGTTCAAGGTTAACACAGAGGAGTATCGTATCTCCAAGCTTGTGCAGAAGCAGAAGAATATTGCTGAGTGGGTTAAGGAGGAGAACCTTCGGGAGACTTATGCCAATGTTTCCCGGGCGCTTGACAAGGGATCTTCTCCCAAGAGGCACTCAAGGGAGCAGATCTCTTCCGCCTACTCGAAGATTCTTCTCCAGCAATCGCAGAAGATTGAGCAGGTTGAGAATAAGACGCGGGATAAGGTGAAAGCTATGATGCGCAGTTTGGATCGTCACATGAAACATGATCTTCAAACTCAGGGTCTGGCTAGAGGGCTTGCTTCTTTTGCTCCTGATGCCTTTCAATTTCAGGCCTTGTTGGCCGTGGACCTTCATGACTTGGTTATGGACTTGATGAACACCGTTGTTTCTGTTTCAAAAAGCAGTGACGGCTGGGGTGTGGCATCTGCTTTTACGATGTTAGTTCGAAAGTGGGTTGGAGTTAACATCCTCAACTATACTTCCGCCTTGGCTGGTGCCCTTAACCGCCTCAATGATGTCGTGTCT